AACTTCCTAAATAATTTTGAAAGCAGGCAGGACGGCGTAAACGACACCGTTGAGTTCGTTATTCGCGTGGCCATCGTCACGCTGTCGGCAGTTATTCTCGTCGTGGTGCTGGCGCTTGCCGTCGGCCTATTTGTGTCGAACGACATTGTGAATAGCTCGGCCATCCTTGAGACGGTCAACCCCGCCTTCCAGACGATCATCGGCGCGCTTGTCGGCCTGCTCGGCGGCCTGAGCCTTAACGCCAATGTGCGTGACAAGGGTGCTGAACCAGAGCCAGAAGCGCCCCTTGAGCTTACACCAGAATTGGAAGTCGGAGAGTATAGACCCGTGCCGTTTGTTCGCCCTGTTGAGCCTGAGCCGGTAGTAGAAGAAGACGAAGACGACGACATGGCCCCGTGGGAGAAATACCGTCACGACCTGCGTTGGGATGCTAACGGCGACGGCGTGGTCGATGAAGCTGACTTCCCCGACTGGCGCAATCCGGCGGCATAAATGGCAGGCAATCTCTCCACCGTTGAACTGATTGGCCAGCTTTGGCCTATAGTATTGGCGTTCATTACGCTGACCATAATCCTTGCTAAGATGGATGTGCGCCTCGCTGTAGTTGAGGAAAAGATTAAGACGCTCTTTGAGCTATGGAATAATCGGAAGGACGACAAGTGAGCCTCATAAACCTTCAACAGAAAATAGGAGTAACGGCAGATGGCGCGTTCGGTCCGGGAACATTTAAGAAGGCTGCGGCTTTCTATAAACTATCGCACAATCGTGCAGCGCATTTCTTTGCTCAAACGGCGCACGAAAGCGGCGGCTTCAAGGCTTTTAGCGAAAACCTTAACTATGGCGCGAAGGGTTTACGCAGCGTCTTTAGAAAGTATTTCCCGACTGAAGCAATGGCTAAAGCGTATGAACGTCAGCCAAAAAAGATTGCTAATCGGGTATACGCAAACCGTATGGGCAATGGCAATGAAGCGTCTGGGGATGGCTGGAAGTTCCGTGGACGTGGCGCTCTCCAACTTACTGGCAAGGCAAATTACCAAGCTTTCGCCGACTACATCAACCGACCCGAAGTAATGCACGACCCCGACCTTGTGTCGGGCGAATTGTGCTTCGAGAGCGCGCTGTGGTTCTTCGACCGCAACAAGCTGTGGCGTATCTGCGACCAAGGCACAGGCGACGTCGCAATCCACGCGCTGACAAAGCGCATTAACGGCGGCACGCATGGCCTTGATGACCGCAAGGCAAAGACAAGGAAGTACAAGCAATGGCTTTAATGCCCAACCCAATGATGCTGTATGCCTTTGCAGGCGCTCTAATTATCGGCGCTGCTTCAGGTTACAAAGTCCGTGACTGGCAGTGCGACGCAGCTTTCGCAAAGGCGCTGGAGAAGGCTGAGAAGCTGCGCGTCAAAAAACAAGAGGTAGTAGACAATGTTTCGCAAACCTACGAAGTTGAACGAGATCAAGCCAATGTGGTGGCAACCGAACGCACCAACACCATTCGTGAGATATACAAGACGGCTCCTGCCGTTCCTGTTGATTGCGCTGGTTCTGATGCTCTGCGCAGGGTGCTCGAAGGCGGTGTCAGTGACGCCAATGCCGCTGCCTCCGGCAAACCTAGCGGCGAAGTGCCCGACGCTTCAGGACCCCCCACTCGTACTTATTGACCCTGAGCGAGCGCTCTGGGAGGCTGACATCATTGCGAAATATACAGATTGTAGTAGCAAGCATCGCTTGACAGTCAAAGCGTGGGAAGATGCCGTAAACGTAAAGTGAGCGACACAGCCAGAAAGGCTCCTAATGAGAAAACCTGTAACGGTGGACGAGGGCTTGTACCCCTATTGCACGCCGCGTCAGCGGGAAGTGCTTGAGGCCATAACCGCCAACGGTAGCGCAAAAATGGCCGATGCCGCTCTGGGTATGAGCGCCGGTAGCGCGTCTGAAACGCTGATCAACGTCAAGCGCAAGGCCGCGAAGGTAGGCTACGCGCCTGAATTTGACTTCACAAGGCCCGTGCCCGACGGCTTTATCGCCAAGGGCGTGTCCACCTACTACAACAAGGACGGTGACGCCACAGGGCAGTGGGTCAAGGCCTCCATCGACGCGGCTCGACAGCAGGAGATATTCAAGGCCGCCGTCGAGGCAATGGCGACCACGCTACCGCGCCTCGAACCAATCGTCGCGCCAGAGCAGTTCAACGCCGACCTGCTGACGATGTACACCCTAACCGATGCGCACATCGGCATGCTTGCGTGGCACCGTGAGGGCGGTGCCGACTGGGACTTGACTATTGCCGAGGCGGTCATCGTCGGCTGCTTCGAGCAGATCGTCAAGTCCTCGCCAGACAGCGAGACGGCCGTCCTGAACCAGCTCGGCGACTTGCTGCACTATGACGGCCTGTCCGCAGTCACACCCACAAGCGGCCACATCCTCGACGCAGACGGTCGCTTCACCAAGATGGTCGAGGTCGCCGTGCGTGTCCTGCGCCGCATCATCAACATGCTGCTGGCCAAGCACAAGACAGTCCACGTCATCCTCGCCGAGGGCAATCACGACATGGCCTCGTCAGTCTGGCTGCGCACGATGTTCAAGGCGCTGTACGAGAACGAGCCGCGCATCACCGTCGACGACAGCGCGCTGCCGTATTACGCCTATGAGTTCGGCGTTGTCATGCTGGCCTTCCACCACAGCCACTTGAAGAAGTTTAGCGCGATGCGCGAGATCATCCCAGCAATGTTCTCCGAGATGTGGGGCCGAACCAAGAAGCGCTACTGCCACACAGGAAATTACCACCACACCAAGGAAGACGAGGCCGCAGGGCTCAAGGTGTTCCAGCATCCGACACTGGCCGCTAGAGACGCGTATGCCGCTCGCGGCGCGTGGTTCTCGGACAGGGAGGTGTGCTCAATTACGTACCACAAAAAGTTCGGGCAGGGTATGCGGGTCTACGCTTGCCCTGAAATGTTAGATGCCGTATGATGAAGGCGGGTTTTCTGGTGCGCGAAACGTAAAAAACTGATATAGGGGCGCGTTATGGCCACAACAATGACATTCACGACGCTGAAACAGGACGTGCAGCGTTACCTTGAGCGTGGCGACACCCTCGCGTCGGACCCCATTGTCTTTGAGCAAATCCCGCGTCTTATCAACCTCGCAGAGCGTCGCATCGCCCGCGAGCTGAAGGTCGAGGGCTTCATCAACGTCGTGACTGGCACGCTCGCTGTGGGACAGTCTGTCTACCCCAAGCCCGACCGCTGGCGCGACACTGTGTCGATCAACATCGGCACAGGCACTACGTTCAGCAGCCGCAAAATCATATTCTCCCGCGTCTACGAATATCTTCGGTCTTACTGGCCGGATGCCTCGGAGACGGACACGCCCCTCTTCTACAGCGACTATGACTACAGCCACTGGCTATTCGCGCCGACACCGGACGCAGAGTACCCATTTGAAATCCTGTACTACGAACTGCCGCCACTGCTCGACGACACGGTGCAGACGAACTGGATTACGGAATACGCCCCGCAGCTTCTGCTTTACGGCGCGCTGGTTGAGGCGACACCGTTCCTAAAGAACGACGAACGCATCCCAGTTTGGCAGACCATGTACGACCGCGCGGCGGCAATGTTGAACGGCGAAGACCTCGCTAAAATCTTAGACCGATCCGCCGTGCGCAAGGAGGCGTAATGACCAACACATTTACACAGGTTTTTGGTGGCACGACGATATACCCGTCGGACGTCTCCTATTTGTCGCTCGCGCTCACCGCCGACGTCACCCTTGAGTGGCCGCTTGAGAGCAGCACAAACGAGTACCCCGTCGCCCGCATCATCGACGTGACGCCGACGGGCGCGTTCTCGATCATCATGCCTCCCGCCGATCAGACCGGCACCGGCCAGACGGTCCTGTTCAACAACCTTGGGCCGAATACTGTCACCGTCAAGAACAGCGTGGGCGCTACGCTCCTGTCGATGGCGCAGGGCGAGCAGTGGCAGATATACCTCACCAGCAACACCACGGCTGCCGGTACGTGGCGCGTGTTCCGCTACGGTGCCGCAACGGCGCAGGCTCAAGCCTCGGCCCTTGCTGGCTATGGCCTTAC